CGCGTCTCTCAACTCGACATTAAGGCATACGAGCGCAAAGCGAAAAAGTATGTAGAAGAGAAAAACTTGTCTGCCAAGGCAAACGAGGAAATGCGGCTCTATAACTTGACTATGAAGGTCAACCGTCTTGAAATGCTCAAGGCGAATATTGGTCTTGAATTGATCGCAGGCCATCAAGAGTTGGAGGACTTCATGGGTGGCATCTTAAAAGGCCGCACAATGGACGAGTTAAAGCGGCAGGGCGGTATCCTTGGCAAGACGGTCTCCCTTACTACAAGGAACGCAGAAGCGCTTGTAAATGCCGATTTTAAGCACGCTTCCTTCTCGGATCGTATATGGATGTATCAAGATGCCATGAAGAACGATCTCGCCAAGTTGCTGCAGAGCGGGTTGATCCAAGGCAAAAACCCACGAGTGCTTGCGAAGGAATTAGAGCAAAAGTTCAAAACCGAGTCTTACCAAGCAGAACGGCTTATGCGAACGGAACTGCAACGAGTACAGACCGAAGCGCAGCGGCAGTCCTTCAAGCGGAACGGTTGGACTTTGTATGAGTTCATTGTAAACCGTGGGTGCTGTGATATATGCGCGGGACTTGACGGGAAGCACTTCTCCGTTGATAAGATGGAGCCGGGAAGAAATGCACCACCGATGCATCCAAATTGTCGATGCGCTACTGCTCCGTGGGAGGACAGCGAGGAATACGACGCATGGTTGGATTATCTCGACAAGGGTGGCACTACTGAAAAGTGGAACGCAACCGAAAAAGCCAAGTGGAAAAGCCAAAGACGCCACCAGAATAAACTTGAAAATTCTCAAAATGGTGGTAAAATTGGAACTGGAAGAGGTATGGCAAATGGCGAGCGCATGAGCGTGAACCATTTCTTGACCGAACCAGAAATACAGTATATTACTGGCGAGGCAGAAGCCATTGGTATCCCGAAAAACAAACTGAGGTTCAACGCAGGCAAAAGAACGAGTTATATTGAGGAACTTGATATAATTGCGATCCGAGGAGATATCTTGCCAGACGAAGAATCGACTATTGCGCGTGATAAGATGTCTGTCCGGGCGGTGCTTGCGCATGAATACTACGGCCACAGACCAAATGTTCCTTCGGAATATAAGCCGGATGACTGGCGCGACGAGTTTAGAGCGAGTTACGACGCTGCGGTCAATGCTCCCAATCTAACGGATGAGGATAGAGCAAATCTTATGGTTGAAGCATACGACAGAGCGAGAGAGGCTAACAACGAGAAGGAATACGACGAAACTGCAAGGAGAATCATTTATGGCTACTAAGTACAACGAAAAAGAAAAAGAAGCATTGCTTAATAAATTGACTAATTCTGACGCCGTTGTTATTTGCCCTCGTTGCGGTAAGGAACTGATCCACCACGGTTATCAGTTCGGCGACGAGGTTACTTGTGAGACGAAGAATTGTCTGCATATAGTAGCAAGAGGAATCTAAATACAAGGCACTCAGCAGAAATGCCGGGTGCTTTTTTGATGCAGTTTTTTAGGGGTGATGTTTTACGATTGTAATCACACAGGATGATGGTCGCATAACCATCAAAGGCCATGCAGGATATGCAGAACCGGGACGAGATATTGTATGCGCTGCGATATCAGCGCTGACACAAACGCTTGTTACTTCGGTCGAGGAATTGACCGAGGACAAGATAAAATATGATATAGGCAAAGCAGACGACTATATCGAACATGGGAATCTTTCAGAGCGTGCGCAAGTTCTGTTTGATTCCTTTTTTATTGGCGTCCAAATGGTCGCTGATAGTTATCCCGCCAATGTGCGGTTGACCAGGCGTGCAAGTCGTTAAAAGGTACGGTGATAATGTGCAGGCGTGGATCACATTAAACTCTACGGAAAACAAGCGAAGTTTCAAAACTCGGAGGTAGAAGAAATGAGAAAGTTTTTGTTGGATCTGCAGATGTACGCAGATGAAGCAAACGGTACGGCAGATGCAGCCCCGGCAGCGGATGGCGCAGAACCGGGAAAAGCAGAGAGTAGTAAAGAGTCGGCAACAGCGGTGAAGCAGTCGGGCGAGGCAAAGTATACCGACGCTGACCTTGACAGAATTATCGGTCAGAAGGTGGCGGAGTGGAAAAAGCGTGAGCAGAAAGCCGTCGACGAGGCAAAGAAACTGGCGGAAATGAACGCAGAGCAGAAGGCCAACTATGAACGCGACAAGGCGATCGAGGAACGCGACGCCGCGATTAAAGAACGCGACGAACTGAAGAAGGCTGCGTCCCTTGTGGAAATGTCCAAGCAGGCACGAAAGATGCTCGCAGACGAGGGTATCAATGTGCCGGACGAATTGCTTTCCATGATGGTAACAACGGATGCGGAAGCAACAAAGACCAATATAGACAGTTTTGCAAAACTGTTTAATGAAACAAAAGAGAACGCTATAAAAGAGCGTTTGAAGGGTGATCCGCCGCGCAGAAGTTCCGGCACCGACACCCCTTTGTCGGAAATCGACAAGAAAATCAAAAAGTATATTTGAGGTGAAAAGAATGAAAAAGCACATGATTGATTTGCAGATGTACGCTGCAGGCAACAACAACGATTCCGCTGTTAGAACTTATCAGTTGGAGTTCAAGAAACTGCTGCAGGCAGTATTCAAGAAGCAGGCTTACTTTGCTGACTTCTTCGGTGGCGGCATTGAGGCTCTGGACGGTGTTCAGCAGAACGAGACCGCTTTCTATGTAAAGACTTCCGATCTGCCCGTTGTATTCGGTGATTCTTATAGCAAGGATGCAAACACCGCTTTCGGCACTGGCACTTCTGGCACTTCCCGCTTCGGTGCAAGAAAGGAGATCATCTATGTAGATACTCCTGTAAATTATTCTTGGGGTTGGGTATTCCATGAAGGTATCGACCGTCACACCGTAAACAACAACTTTGAAGTTGCAGTTGCTGACCGTCTGGATCTGCAGGCACAGGCTAAGACCCAGAAGTTCAACGCTCAGCACTCTAAGTTTATTGCTGAATCCGCAGGCCACACCGAGGCTCTGAGCGATTACACCGCTGACTCCGTACTGGCTCTGTTCAATAAACTGTCCAAGCACTTCACTAACATCCATGCTATTGGCGAAAGAGTAGCAAAGGTTAACTCCGATCTGTATAACGCAATCGTTGACCATCCTCTTACCACCACTGGCAAGGCTTCCGGCGCTAACATCGACAACAACGGTATTCTGAAGTTTAAGGGCTTTGTTATCGAAGAAATCCCTGAAGATGTATTGCAGGAAAATGTTGTTGCTTACGCTTATATCCGTGGCGTTGCAAAGGCATTCACTGGTATCAATACTGCAAGAACTGTTGAATCCGAGGATTTCGACGGCGTTGCTCTGCAGGGCGCAGGCAAAGCAGGCGAATATATCCCCGAAGACAACAAGAAGGCCGTTGTTAAGGTAACTGGCGCAGGCGCCTAATGAAATATAAAGTCATTAAGTTTTTCACGGACTTACATGACGACAATCACCCGTATTCCGTGGGGGATCAGTTCCCCCGCGAGGGTATTGTTGTATCGGAGGGACGCATTGCTGAACTTGCCGGAAGCGATAATAAGCAGGGCTGTCCGCTGATTAAAGAAGTGAAAAGCAGAAAAAAGAAGTCCGCTGAAGAGTAAAGGGGTGTTTATATGCTGAATGATCTGAAATTGCTATTGGGCATTTCTAAGGATGATGCAACCCTTGACGATAAGTTAAAGTTAATTATCGAGACCGCGACCGCACGATTGAAGTTACTGCTTGGTGGTATTGAGCCGCCGGAAAGCATGGAACACATCATTGTGGAAGCGGCGGTGATTAGATTTAACAGGATCGGCTCTGAGGGGCTTGCAAGCCACACCGTTGAGGGCGAGAGTCTATCTTTCTCCGCAGGCGATTTTGACGCATTTGCGGACGAGATACAGGCTTTCCTTGATGCGCAAAAAGAAGCCACACGAGGGCGGGTGAGATTTCTGTGAGATTTGACACCCCGATTTATTTCGAGCGAGAAGTAAAGCCGGAGTATGATTCCGTCACCGGGAACTATATCGAGAAGGCGCCGGAAAAGGTGCTGCGGTATGCATCCGTGACGGATTCCTCTACGGATACGCTCACCCTTGTATATGGCGAGTTGCGGCAGGGCAGTTTAACCATCCGCTTGCAGAATCATTACAGCGCACCCTTTGATCGCATCCGCGTAGGCGACAAAGTATATCGCAAAGACATGGAGCGCAAGTTGCGCACCAAGCACACATTTGTCGTAAGCGAGGTGCAGTAAGATGCCGAAAATAAAAGTTGAAATGAAGGGTTGGGACAAACTCGAAAAGCAACTCAAAGATAACTGCAAAATGAGAGATGTTGCGCGGGTTGTAAAACACAACGGCGCAGAACTTACGCGCAAGATGATGCGGGAAGCGGAGTTCAAAGGCCATTATGAATGGGAAAAAGGCACGGGTGAAGTTTGGAAAGAGCCAACAGGCGCGACCAAAGATAGTATCAGAGGCGAGATCCAAGACGGCGGGTTCACCGCTGTTGTTGAACCGGGAACCCACTATTCGCCGTATTTGGAATATGGCACTCGGTTTATGGATGCACAGCCTTTTGTGCGCCCTGCCTATAATGAACAAGTCGTCAAGTTCAAGAGTGACATGAAAAAACTTGTGAGGTGATTATATGAGCGTTTATATTGACCCGCAGCAAGAGTTGTTCTCGAGGTTGAAGATTGACTTGGAGGCGAAGGGATATGCGGTCTATGACGGCTTTTTGCCGCCAGAGGACACGCCATATCCGTTTATCTATCTGGGCGATTTTCAGCAAGTAGACACGGCGCTTAAAAATGCGACGACTGGCATCGTTTATCCCACGATTCATGTGTGGCATAACAACCCGCGTCAGCGCGGTACTGTATCCGCCATGCTCTTGGATATAAAAGAGGTATGTTGGCAGATCAAGCACACGCCGCATTTTGCATGGTTGGCGAGAAACGCAACTCAACGGATTATTACCGATACCACAACGAAAGCACCCCTGCTTCACGGAGTGCTTGAACCAGAATTTTTGTTCAGTTAGGAGGACAATAAATGAATTTGCAGATTTATGCAGAAGCAGTACAGGGCAGCAAAATCGTCTATCTGTACAGAATCGCAAGTGAAGCCGCATCTGAAGATGGTGTAGCACTTGCATTTACCACCGAAAACGAAAGAACGAAGTCTAAAGACTCTGATTCCACCGTTACCAAGGACGGCTCCATCACCACTCCTGGTGCAGTAGAGCAGGAAATCACCGCAACTTCCCTGCTTGCCAAGGGCGACACCCTTGTCGAGAAGTTGGAAGACGCACTCGATAACGATGAACTTATTGAGATCTGGGAAGCAAATCTGGCTGAACCCGCTGAAGGCAGCGATGGTAAGTTTAAGGGCAGATACTTCCAAGGCTACATTACCGAAGTCGGCATTTCTTCCTCTGCAGAAGATTACACCGAAGTTTCCTTGACCTTTGCCATCAACGGCACTGGCGCAAAGGGCGATGTAACTGTTTCCGCAGAGCAGCAGGAACTTGCTACTTATGTATTCACTGACACCCAGAAGACTGGTGCATAACAATCGGGGCTGAATAACAGCCCCTTTTTCTATGGAGGGAATTTTGAATGTTTGAAATCGAAATTAAAGGAACGGTATATCAGTTTAGTTTTGGCATGGGCTTCATGCGCGAGATCAACAAGAAGGTCGGCACCCCTATTGACGGTCTGCCCGATGTAAAGAAGAACATCGGCTTGCAGTATTATGTCGCAGGCATCATCGACAACGATCTTGAAGCACTGATTGAGGTTCTGGATATCGCGAACAAGTCTCAAAATCCCCGTGTGACTCGTGCGCTGTTAGACGCCTACATCGACGACGAGAACACGGATATTGATTCTTTGTTCGAAAGCGTGATTGGTTTTTTAAAGAGTTCCAATGCTACCAAGAAAACGGTGGAGGCACTTCTGGCGGCGATCGAGGAGCAGAAACAGAACAAGAATTAAACTCTTTTGACGAACTTTACGAGTTGTTTAAGAAACTCGGCAGTTTCGTCGAGGCTGATAATTATGTCCCGACTCGCGGCGACATAATCTATTATGATTGGGGCGACAACGGGCGCGGCGATAACACCGGGTGGGCAGATCATGTCGGCATCGTATCCGAAGTTAAGAACGGCCAGATCGTCGTTCTTGAGGGTAATCGCAAAGAGAGCGTCGGGTATCGCACTATTGGGATCAACGGAAAGACCATCCGTGGTTTTGCCGTTCCTAAATACGCGACCAAAGCGGACAAGGTAGTGACGCCCGAACCAATCAAAACCAAGGAGGAATGCACAGTGAATCTGAATGTATTGAGAAAAGGCGACGAGGGCAAGGAAGTCAAAGCGCTGCAGATCCTGCTTATTGGATACGGCTATAAATGCGGCTCTGCGGGTGCGGACGGTGATTTTGGCAGCGGCACTCTGGCTGCCGTGAAGAAATACCAGAAAGCCAAAGGCTTAACTGCCGACGGTATTGTCGGTGCTAAGACTTGGACTTCTCTCTTGAAGTAAGGAGGAATTAGCATGAACGAAAAAGTGAAAAAGTGGCTCCGTGCGGCAGGCGTCCGCGCAATCAAAACGGTGGCGCAGACCGCCGTTGCAACCATTGGCACCGCTGCGGCCATCGGCGCAGTTGATTGGATCATGGTGGCGAGCGCGTCTGCGCTTGCGGGTATTCTCTCTCTGCTGACAAGCATTGCAGGGTTGCCGGAACTGAAAAGCGAGTAACTAAAAAGGGGATGCCTTCGGGCATCCCTCTTTTTTTTATATGGGCAATATATGATAAAGTATATGGCAGGGCTCTTTTTATAAGTACCATAATGGGACGCTTGACAAGGCAGTTTCCTTCGGCACCTTCTATGAAGGCGACGCATGGGATGTTGTCATCGGCAAGGCAAATCCCACCAAGTTCCTGCCCATGATCGCTATCCTCACCTTGTCCGCTACCGGTTCCGAGATGGATAGAAACGCCGTTATCTCCAATCTGGAGACCAACGACA